TTAGTTGGGAAGTCTTAACTCCATGCCTGCATATAGCGGTGTACTAATATCCATATCGTTAAACTCTGCTAATTCAAGATATCTTGTACCATCTCCTAATGCTCTTTCTGCAACCTGCCAGAAACCTTCTCTTGGTTCTACTATTGCCGTTCTTTCTTCTGTCTCCTGTGGTGCTTCCTCTGCCGGCTCATCCTCGCTTTCCTCTTTAGGATAATACTTAGCTTCCATGGCGGCCTGATAATCTGCATAGTTGTAACCTGCAGCTTCGAGCTTCTGTCTGCGTTCTTCTCCATCACCGTACTCACCACGGTAAATTGCATCAATAACACTCTCATTAAGTTTTTCTGAAGGCTGTTCTATCTCTTCTGTATCATCTTTTTCATTAACAACAGACCATACATAATCATTAAATGCTCTAAGGTCAAAGTCGTTAATAATAGCAAGTGTTGTCTCATAGTAATCTGGAGCAGTTGCATAATTATATCCAACCCAGTTGCCTTCTGCATCTCTGTCTGTATTGTTCACAGCATTTGTAAGACCATAAAGCTCTCCTTCGACTGTATTTGCTGCTGTTGCATCATCATAATTATTCCACTGCATCAGATCGAGATATCCATATACAGCACCCATTACATCAGGATACTTTTCAAAGGAATCTTTAATGTTTACATATTCTCCATCTATGTACTCTGTTGTATCATATTCTGCATCGCTTCCCTTAATTCCAAAAAGTGAAGCAGCCCCTAAATTCCAACCAGATTCTTTAGCAGCCTGTGCAAGAATTACAGCTGGGCTTATTGTTTTCTTTTCTTCTCTTCTGTATTTAATCCATGCATTGCACACCACTGGTGCAAGAGTGTTAATAAAGTTGTTTACATGCTCATACTTTGTGCTAATCACTGGAAATGTTCTCATATTACTTATCCTCTCTTTCTTCTATATCTGCTTTCTTTTCTACCTGTGACTTAAGATTCTTCACTATTGGCTGCAAAAATGGTGGAAGTGTTACTCCAATGTCATTGATATTTTCTAATATGCTTATGATTTCGTTGCATATAAGCCAGATTGCTACGACACATGCTACAAGAAATGTAAAAGGTAATGTTATTCCTACAACTTTTGCAGAATAAGAAAGGAGCTGGTCTATTATCACACCAACTCCTACTAAAAGCCACATACATATTTTCTTTGCAATTCCTCTTATTCCCTTATAACTATCTATCTGTTGTTTTCTAAATTTAGAAGCTGCAATACCTGTAAAATAATCTATCAAATTACATGTTATAAGTAATAATACCGGGATTGCCAGAATTCCCAGAGCACTTAATATAATGCTCCACACCGCTGTCACAATTACTTTTAATTTTTCCATATAATGTCCTTTCTGTTGCACTGGTGCAACTCTAATTTTTATCTTGTTATATGTTCTGGTTAAGAATCATCATAGTACATCTTAGATACCTCCTTATAATATTTAAAAAGCCAGTCCTAAGACTGGCAAATGTGTATAACAAATAAACATAACCACTTATGGCCATGTTTATGGATTTTCTTATTTATTTTTCAGATATATGTTCACAAAACAGTAATATCATTAAAAAAGGCAGAGAGTGTCCGCCTCTGGTTGTCCAGAGTGGTCTTCTCTACCTTTAGAGTTAGGTAATGGAACTTATCTTTATCTTAATTCACATATTCAAAATTTCCAAATAAGTGTAATTTCTCTTAACAATACTCTAAGATTGTGTGGCGTATACAATATATATGAAGATTTAATTGACACGGCTAAAACAACAAAAATAATATATAACACAGAATCTGGCAAAGTTAAATTCGATTCAAGCAGAGGTGCATGTCGAGGGCAACTTTTTAAATTTAATGAAAGAATTGCTAATACTTAATTCTTTTATAGTGAAAATAAAAATTCACCATATATGTAACAACCTTTAACAAATTCTGAAGCTGCCCATGCACCTATTTTTCCATCTGTCGTATAATAACGCTCAAGCCTTATTATTCCTGATGATTGCCTAATACATGCGCCGTAACCTATTAGTTTGTTGATGATTTTTCCGTCTGCGTTATAACACTGCCATGTACCGCCTAATATTTTAATAGAATCTGATGTTAAGCCGGCTTTAGTAAATACATCTTTGATATTATATTGAAACTTAAAATCTGTTATATCTGTACTTGTATTTTCTATTTTGCTTGTAAATTTACACATGCCGACTTTTTGCATTTTATTGTAAATGATATAATTATATCCATATCCATAGCAATCGCTTTCAGATATGAAATTTTTCATAAAGCAATTATAGAATGCGATATTACTGTTTAGTGCACTTACCTCGCTTCTGAGATTCGCAATCATGTCATTGTTATCTTTAATTCCCTTATCCATTATGTTAAGATTGGTTGGGTTCCACGGTGTTTGCCCCGTCCAACCTACTCTTTTGTAAGAAATAAATCCTGTTAAGCTCATAATTACATCTCCTTAAGTGCTGCCATCACCTCTGCTTCAAAATTAGCAAAATCTGTATCGCATTCTTCTTGATTCTCAATATATGCTCTTCTGTCTGCAATTCTCTTATTAATAGTTATCTCACCTGCGGAAGGTATGCTGGCTGAAAATGTAACTACAGCCTTTTCCTCTATAGAACTATTTCCATTCATTGATGTATTCTTTGTTGTATTTAACATATTGTTTTCCTTTCTACCGCTGTGCGGATTTATATTAATTATTTGCTATGTCTTTGACATAGTCTTCTAATTTCCACCATTCACCATGGTGCCTTATATAGTAATAACCCTCTATATAACAGTTATTTCCACTTATATCTACCGTACCAGCTGTCTCACTATGTCGTATCCAATCCATTAAGTTATAATATGCATCACCGCTTCTGATATAATAATAATCATCAACATATATTCCATCACGGCGAATGCTTACAGCATTTCTTGTTCCGTCTTCGTTTGACAGATTTATAAAATGTCCTTGTATTTTCAGATAGGCGCCAGTGCTACTTTTCATAAGGTATTCACCACCAATAAGAGTAGTGGTCATTGTAATACCTTCTTCAGTTACATTTACATTTTTAAATGTGCCTTCTAAATCAGCATTAACAGCTTTTAGCTTCTTACAGTCTATCGAACCATCTGCTGAAATAGTAGTATTAGTAGATGTAAGCGTGAACAGATTACCATTGATATTAACAGACTTATTACCACTAATATTAATTGTTCCACTTGCATTAAGTGTTATATCATCTGCAATAGCTTCAATTGCAGATTTAAGTTCCCCTGTCGTTGGGTCTTTCTTAATGTATGCTTCAAGGCTTGCTGTTGTAGCATAATTGTTAAACTTAACATCAATATCTTCTGGTGCTGGAGAATAATCTGTAGCTTTTGTACCCTTTTCTATTTTTAGCTTGTTTGTATCTACATGTGCAAAGCTAAAACGCATATATACAGCATTAGAAGGAACTGGCAGAGAACCTCTTACTCCAGTAGATTTATCTGCTACTCCGCTGATAAACTTTTTATTGCTGTCATAAAAACAAGTAGCCGGTGCATTACCCAGATTGGTCCATCCACTCGCTACATAGTTTTTCCACTTAGACACATCTATGTAGTCCGTCAAATCCCAATAGTTACCGCCATCTGTTATTATGCCAGTGGCTGTTATATACTTATTAGGAGTTACAGTGCTTTTTATGAATCTATTGACTCCACCAATTTGTAGATTATTAATATCATTTTTAGTTGCATAGGTGCCAGATACTTCTAGCTTAATACTATTACTTTCCTTAGTTATTGCTTGTGTTATAGCGTTATTCATCTGCGTTGTTGTGCTATAATTGCCATTTAAATCCTGCTGAGTTAATGACAAACTGTTACTTATGCTATCAAGATTGATTCTTAATGCAGAATTTTGTCTTAGCATGTAAGCCGTTTCCGAATTAGGTATCTCTTTCCAACTATGGCTTCCATCCTCATTACGAATAAACCGCCATGCTCTTCCTTCGTTTTCCCAGTAAGCAATCTTTCCAATATACTTATCCCACTCCGTATCGTTATACTGCCATGTTTCTTCACGTGGAAACTGTGTATCAGCCGGATACACAGGAACACACCAATCCCAAGCCGGATAATTATCCTTTGTTGGCGCATAAGATATCAGGTATATTTCATCGTCATACTTGGCCATATTAGATAAACTTACACTATATTCCTGCAATGTCTGGTTTACATTAGAAAACTTTTCCTTAACGCTGATTCCGTCTATGTTCTCAGTCCACCAAAGCTTCTGTGTTATAAAATCATCAGATTGTTTTAATAGGCTGCCCCACTCAGAATAATCCTTTCCAGAACCGGTTTTTATATCCTGCAGAAGAACATTAAGTGTCTGTGCTGCATCATCCAGATATATCTTGTTGCTCTTAAGCGTATGTGTGCCATCATTGTTAATAGCATTAAAAAGACTTGCTATATCCAGCTTCCCGGCTGATATATTTGCGTCCTGAGATACCATATCATTTCTGATAATCTCTCTTTGTATGCCTTTTGCTGTAAGTCCTAACGCGTCAAACATCAAGCTGCCTTTTGAATCCCACACATACATGTTATAGTCACCTGATGCATCTTTTCCGATTTGAACGCGAAGCCTATTGCTATCACTAATCTGAATAGTGTTATCAGTCCACTGTGATTTGCCGTCTTTGCTGTGTACCTTTACATCTGTGGTATCAATGTCCAGAGCCTTTATTTTCTTTGCATCTAAGGAATCTATCATAGAATCCTTTATCTGTGCTGTACCTATCATGCTCACAACACTGTTGGCAAAATCTGTAGTAATGCTTTTGCCAGTGGAAGAGCCAAACATTAATGTTTTAATACCAGCAACATCACCATCTAATATACCTACTTTCTCATATTTAACATTAAGCTGCTCTATGTCAGATTTTATTACCTTTTCCTCTTCTATTGTTGCAAACTTTATGTCTGCCTCATTAGATTTAAGGTAATTGTTCTTAATATACTGCAGCTCATTGTTTACAGACACAATAGTCTCTGCAGTTACCGTATTAGCCTTAACCCATTCTGCATCTACCTTTTTAGAAACCAGTTCCTTAGTAAGCATCATTTCCGCATATGTTCGTTCTACAAGCTTAGTAGATGGTCCTTTATAATCTGTCTCTGTTTCAGTTTCTGTTTTGCCATAAGCTGTAATAGTCATGGCAAGACCTCCATCATATTCCTGAGTTATATTCATAACCGGAACCTTATAAGTCTTACCTAATTCTTCAACAGTTACAATATCCCATGGATCCAGTCGAATATCTCCTAGCGTCTTTAAGCTTGCGCCTCTATACGCAAATCCTCTTACTTTCTTGTATACAGAGTTAAGCTTTTCTTCTGTTGTAAGTGGATTATCAAATGTTATTCCCAAAGTTCCACTTCCTACTGTAAAAGAAGTATTACTGTCAACATTACATGTAAGATAATCTAAATGGTAATCACTCTCATTCTTTTCAAATGTCATTATTCGTGATTCATTTATCGTATAGCCATTATCTTCATACCACTTAATAACAATTGTTCCAGTTCTGTCTACGCAAGCAAAACCTCCAGCTAAAGAAGCGATATATCCGATAACCTCACGATAGGTATATCCTACCGGTGCAGTATCAATAGTTATTCCATTCAAGCCAGATACATTACAGGGAACGCCACATCCAGTACTTATCTCTTTTAAAACAGATTCTGCACTTGCAGGATATGTCAATTCAGATACATATACACCTGTGGTCTTCATCATTCTGTCGTAAGCCGTAAATGTTGTGGTTGCCTGGTCAAGCGTTGGATGTTCTGCAGTAAAAAAGCCAAGTGGAATATACTCATACTTTCCGCTTGGCAGTTTCAATCCTATCTCTATCGGTATCTCTGTATTCTCAAACAGCTCATCTATTCTCTTAATGGTTATCTCTATCTTAGCTGCAACAGCCGAACCTATCTGTATACCCTCATCAGATGTGGAAGCGGTCTCATAGCCCATCTTTTTAAAGCCAGCGTCAATCCACTTACCATTTATCTTTAATCGTAAGTTAAATGTTCGCGATGGTGATCTAATCGTTGTTGCAAATTGCTCTGATACATTATTATACATAGGCTTAATCCTCGATCATAAATTCAATGGCTGCAATATCCTCTAATGTTGTTCCATCGTATCTGCTGTCAGAATCACATACAGATATGTCTTCCATCTTAATCATATGTACATCAACATCCGTTTCCATGTTGTACATCTCATCAATCTCTTTTACAACTTCCTGCTCTTTACCTTCTGGGAACTGGTAAGAATCTCCATCCATGACAGCATTCCCATTTTCATCTTTAAGCACATTGTTCTGTATTACTTCAGTTCTCTGTGTAACAAAAATATCTACTTCTCCTAACAATGTCTTAAGGTTCTTTGCAATCGCATAGTTTACTTTTACAGGCCAATGCTTTCTTAAACCCTGTAAATTCTTAAGCATTGTTGCACTATTATCAATCTGTTTAATAGTCATTGTTTTTTTCATGTTCTGCTCCTTACTGTTGTATTATAGATACACTGGCACTTCTGTAGTAATAGTTACCGTCCCCTATATCACCCAGCACCTCTTTACTCAATGTACCTCTATAGCTTGTTATTGTTATATCCTGTCCATCGTCATGGAATGTTATTGGAAAGAATCCGGCGATGAGTTTGTTCTTAATAAGTGCCATCTCATCTTCCTTCAATATTCCCCAATTAATAGATAAGGTCTTCTTTTCAGCGACAACATCACCCAACATTGTTCCGTCAAGTGCTCGTCCTGTAGAAGAAGACCATATAATCTCATCATCCACCTTGATGGACACAGGAGCCGGAAGCTCCTGCCCGTCACATCTCAGTATCAATTCATCACATCCTTGTTAAGTTATAATCTCACATTTTCCTGTTTGCTTTGTATGCTCGTTAATCTTATCAACCACATATTTTTTTAGGCTCTTTCCATCTAGCTGTATATCAAGGTCCAGTGTCTCCAGTATCTTAAGTATTTGTTTAAGAATACTTATGGCTTCTGCCAGCAGTTCTGCACTGGATGCCATAGCAGCTGCCTTCTGTGCCATATCAAGAAGTTTATCCTCTGGTGCTACAACTTCACCCTGGTGTCTGTTATCACCAATCATGGCAAGCTGTGGGGTGTTTGGCTTAACATATCCGCCTTGTGCAAGGTATGGAATCTTAGAGAAGTCGGCTTCCGGTAAATGGAATCCAAAATCTTCGCCACCTATACCAGGTACCCAGTTTGGTACTTTAAAGCTAAGCTTATTTACAGACCTTACTATTGCATTTATGCCAGATTGAACACCTGTAATCAGTCCGTTAATAAATCCAATTACCATATTAATAGGCCCTTTAGCAATATCAGCAATACCGCTAAATATGCCATCAAAAGCCGTAACTATACCATTCCAAGCGCCTTCCCAGTCACCAGAGAAAACACCCTTAATAAACTGTATAACTCCTTTAAATACAGTAATTGTATCGTTCATTAAATCAGCTATGGTTCCAACGACAACTCCAACCTTATTCCCTATAGAATCAAATATAGCTATAAATATTGGTCCTAATAGTTCAGATAAAAATCCAACTACAGGTGCAATAAAGTTGTTATATATTGTCGTAGCACATGTAACTATCTCACCAACAAAATCCAAGAAATTGGCCAGCAGTGGCTGTAAATGTTCACTCCATACTCTATCAATTACATCTAAAGCATTCTCCCAGACTGGCTGAAGCATATTATTCCATATATCTAAGAATACATCTCCGGTAGTCTTAACAGCCGCTTTTATTCCAGTAAATATCGGCTCTCCCCATTCGTTCCATGCCCCTGCCATTGTATTAACCAAGCCAATCCATACATTTGATATAGATTCAATGGCTGGACTTACACCTTCGCTCCATAAAGAATTCCAAGATGCTTTAAATGTATCAAATATTGTTCCATTTAAAGATAGTGTCTGGGATGCAAAATCCGTCAGCATTGGTAATCCAACAGAAACAAAATTTGCAAGTATAGGATATGCTGCTTTATTCCATACATCCGAAAAGACTGTATTAAAGCTATCAAATAATCCATTTAATATACTGCCATTAGTATCGACCCATGTTACAAGATAATTTGTAAATGGACCATTAAAATAATTTAACAACGGCGGTCCTAATGCTCTTATATCATTAAACGCACTTGCTAAGTTTTTCTTGGCTGTATCTGTATTTTTTGTAAGTCCATCCCATATTCTTGACATAGATGGAGAAAATGTCGATACACTCCATTTGCGGAGTTTATCTAATTCTTTCTTTGCCTTATTTACAAAATCACTAATTGCAGATGTTGCATTAGATGTACTTCCACTCACATCTGGTACAAGGTCAACACTTCCGATTCCTGAAGATGTTCCACCTGTACTACCGCTTGAATCAGAACTATCATCTGTTGGCTCTGTCAGCTTATTTATCTGGTCAAAGCCTGCAAGCGACTTTTCTATATCTTTAGCAGTCTTCTTGGCTGCACTTCCTATATCACCTACATTATCCGCTGCGCTGGATGCATCATCTCCTATACCAGCTATATCCGAACTTATCGAGCCCATAGAGGTTGATACATCTGCTCCTGTGAGCATTTGCACAAAGCTGGCAAAGCCATCTGCAACCTTCTGTAATCCTGCCAGCAAGTTGTTAAAGCCACGCAGAATAGGTGTAAACAATGCTATGAAGCCTTTACCAAGACTAGCCTTTAACTGCTGAAACCTTAATGTAAGTATTCTTGTCTGATTCGCCCAGGAATCCTGTGTCTTAACAAAATCACCAGTGGCATTGGACAGTGCACTAGTAACATATTGATAACGAAGCATTACTTTTTCCTGCTCTGTCATCTTAGCCGTAGTCTTACCAAAGCCATTATTAAGTGCATACTGGTCTAAGTTCGTCTGAGTCATTACAACACCCAGGTCCTTAAGTGTCTCCGTTTCACCAGTCCAGATAGATTTCAGCTTTGTATATGCTTCATCCGTACTAAGATTGTAAAATGATGCAACATCACCTGTTAATCCGGTAACATCTTCTGCCATATCAAGTGCAGCCTGTCCTGTAATACCCATTGCATTACTCATCTGGCCAAATACACCCATGTACTTCTTAGCAGATAATTCAGATAATCCGAAATTAGTCATGGCGTTAGAAGCCCATAAATCAGCCTGATGGCTTAAATCTCCAAATGCTGTATCTACAACGTTCTGTACTTCTGTTACATTTGAACCAACTTCTATACAGTCCTTTGTGAATTTAGCGAATGCTGCTATGCTTAAAGCTCCAGCTATCTTCTTTCCCATGCCAGAAAAGATGGATGTTGCCTGCTTAGCCGCCTTATTAGAAGCGCCAGTAAGCTGATTAACTATCTGTGAACTGTCTATGCCAAGTTCAAGAGCTATCTGTCCTACTACATCCGACATACTCCCTCCTTTCCGGCATTTAAAAAGACCACTTTCTACTTAGAGAAAGCGGTCTTAGCCCAATTTTGGAAGTCACTCCAATACTTATTGTAATTTGCAGGATCTTCCATTAATTTTCTATTTCTTCTTAATATCCAATCATTGCGGATTTTCTTCTGTTCTTTAGTGAATTCCTTTATAACCTTAGGATCTTTTTCTGCTCTGATTCCTACAATTCTCCCAAGTGGTGTTTCAGGCATTATTCCTGACAATAAAGAACAGAATTCAGCCCATGACATATCATCTTCTGTTCGCAATCGTATGCCATACTGGGACAGGAAGCTGGCTTCTATCAGCTCCCAATCATCCCATATATCATAATATACCTCATTATGCTGAGGGTGTCTGCTCCTCGCCGTACGTTCCCATAGCAACCTGCATGATTGTATTATACATTTCCTTATATTCAGGAATAGGAAGATCTAATGCCTCAATCTTATCTGAAGCATCCTTTCCAACAAGCATTTCAAGGCCTTTAATCATAAATGCCATATCATCCTTGTTTTCCTTGCTCTCTGCTTCCTGTGCCATAGCCTGTATGTTGAGAATTGTGCTCTTTCTGTTATTAACAGTAACAACCAAATCCTCTGTAATACGAATCATAGGTAACTGGTTCGTAATCTTCATAGATATATCTATTACTTTAAAATCTGTCTTTGCCATTATTCAAATCCTCTCTTTCTTTAAGCTGCTACATATGCTATATATGTTGGCTTTCCATCCGAATTTGCATCCCATTCAAGCGCATCAATACTTGTAGCATCTCCACCAAGAGATTTTACATCGATTACTGCAGGTACAAGAAGCTGATCAAGATTAGGGAATATAATAGACACCCATGTATTGCAATCCTGACCTGTCTTCATAAATCGACTTGCTACATAATCATTTCCTTCATCTCCATAGTTACGCTTACCGCCGAAAGACATACCAAGTGACTTAGCTGTCATGAGCCTTCTTACCCAGCCAGCCTGATCCATTGGATTCCATTCCTCAATGGTTCCATCTACAGATATACTTAAGCTCTCTGCATCTTTTACGATCTTAGTTTCTACTGTTTCTGGCGTGTCCGAATCCTTTCTTCCAGTTATACATACTCCAAACTGAATTTTATGTACCGGATTAACCCCTGTTAATGGTGTAGCTTCCGCGTTATACCCAGCTATCTTTGTATTCTGTGACATACTTCTACCTACCTTTCATAACAAAATTTAAGTTCTATGACCATTTCAAATATTCCTTTATCATCTGTATCAACCTCAATCGGTGCTGATACTAACATTTCTGTAAAAAGAATATTTGTGTCATTAATGTTTACATGTTTCATATCTCTGAGCTTGTCGTAAAGCTCCTGTGAGACTTTTTCAGTCTCCCTGACACTTTTATTCCAATGAATCAGTATACTTATGGATTTGACAGCATAAGAGCTGTTCTGTATACCTCCAACAGCCATCTGAACATTATCTCCCCTGTTAAGATGGTATACACCTATGCTCTTATCTTTCTTATCATCAAGCTTTCCACAATATACATGGTCATCAGCCGCTATTCCAAGACCTGCTATAAGGTCTCTCACATCACCTATTCCTAACATCCTAACATCACAACCCCGCATTCTTTTTATAAAACTTTCCAAATGCTTTAGGTGCAAGATTCTGCTTCTTACCACCTTTCATATAGTCATCAAGCCATCTGCCTTTAGCATTTGCATTACCCTCATGCTTCTTTCCTTTATCATCAGTCCACGGTGTCTGATGGAAGTTGTATTCCGGATGGTAATACAGCCGTCTGGCGTATGGTGTGCTAGACACAAGATATGCTTTTCCCTGACCTATATCAGATAAATCAACAAATGTGCTTTCATTCTGTAATGCACCTGTATCCCTCGGTATAACCTGGCTCTGAACGACATCTGTATGTATTGCTTCTGCTGTCTGTGCAACTGACACTTTTGCTGCTGCCGTAAGCTTCCTTACCATAGGCATATTAAGCTTCACTGTAGATTTCACATTCCTAGCCATTACATCACATCCAATCTTACATAATTAACCGTACCATCCGGATTACGGCACTTCGTACCCTTGTATATATGCCTTGTTACACCGAACACCGTTATATCACCTTCGGTAATTACCGGAAGCTCTGGTGCAATATCTCCTGGTATCAAAGCACATCCTTCAAGTTGTATAAGAACCTTTTCTGCTGTTAATACTGTCTTACCGCTGTCCTGATAGTTACATAAGCCATCCCAAATAATGGGTTCAAAAGGTTCTCCATAGACATTCCTGCCTTCTTGTTCTATCTCAAGGTGTATTTCTGTCTTACACATGCTCTTTAGTATTAAACATGGGTACTTCATACTCACACCCCCAGACTCAAACAACACAAACCTGTCTGACAAAGTATCTGGTATGTATCGCGTTTTACAGCAATTCCATTCTGTACAAGAACATTCCAACTGCTGCCAAACTGCATAGATACTCCATTTAAAGAATAGTTCTGTAAGACACAATTAATCATGTCCTCATTCTCATATTCAAAATCAGCCATCTCACAACATACATCTATGATTATTGCCTGCTGGAACTCTGTCAGACCTTCAAAACCTCTCGCGACTATACGATTAAAAGTAAGCGAGTCGATATGTCGGCTCGCCTGTTTTAATCTTCGTACTATCTGCTCATCCGGGATAAGTCTATGTTCACTAAGGTACTGCTCTTTACTTGCATATACCATAAGACCACCGCCTATTCTGTCCTATCTTCCTTTGGTTCATCTGCTGTTACTTTCTCTTCCTTGGGCTTGTCTTCCTTTGCCTTACCTGTTTTCTTTGACCTAATAACCTTTGGTTCAAAGGTCAATCCAATTACTGTATCTGCCATAATGATTCCTCCTTAATTATCCTTATGTGATACATATATCCCAGCGGTCTTATTCTCATATACATGGCCATAAAGATTATTATTACGATACTTGAATACATGACTATCGCCATCCTGGTCCTGATCTGGACTAAAGTACTTAATATACTGATCCATAGCTGTTACAGCTGCAGACTTCTCTACACATAAGAAGTTAACATTCTTAGCCGGCTTAGTTGTCATCTCGTAATTTTCAACCTGTGTTCCACTTGGACTACTAACAGCCTTATAATTGCCCTCACTTTCTTTTGTGTAATAAGTCTTACCCGGCTGTGGTAATGTATCCTTTGATAATGTATAAGCTGCCTTAGTCTTTTCATATCCATATGAATTCTTACCATCATGAAGGGTTATTGATGTGTACATACGTGACTGTGGAACTGATATGATCTGAGAAAATCTCTTAAGTACTTCTCTTGATTTAGTTGTATCCATATCGTCCGCAAGAGAAGCTAATGTAGGTGTGATGAATAAAATACGTGATTCCATAGGAACTTCATCCTCATCCATCTTATTAGCACAAGCTCTTAACGCTGTTATTAATTCAGCTCCTGTTTCAATATTCTCTTCCTTTACTGTTATATCCTTAGTTCCACAGATTTTAGCAATACGCGCGGCATCTGTTTCCGGAATAACCTTTGTTCTTAAGAATTCGCTTGATAACTTGGCAAATGGCTGTGCAAGTGTTTCATCATTATCAAGACGGTCGATTCTTAAATCCTGTGAACGTTCCTTATCGTACTTAACTGTTTCCCATGTAAGTGAAGTTGAACCCTTTGTATAACCTGACTTTCTATCAAAATCACCAAGTGCATCCATATCAAGCTTCGCAATCTTGATTTCACCGTTATTGCCTTTTCTTACTGTTGTTTCATCACCATCTAATACTGAGGTCTTTGCACCTTCCTTATACACCTCATCAAGTATTGGAAGGTATATTGTAGATAATTCGATATTATTCATATAATCCTATTCCTTTCTTTACTGCTTTGGCTTTAATCCGAATAACTTTCTTATCGCATCATCATTACCCGGATTGCCATTTCCATTGTTACCAGGAGCACCAATCTGGAAGCCAGCATTGTTCTCCATACTTGGCTTAAGTGCTGGTACATCTTTAAGTACCTGCTCAAGTGAAGCTTTGATATTATCTTCAGACACCTTTCCATCCACACCCTTTACCTTGCTGAAATCAGCCATCTTAAGCACATAGGGAAGTGTCTTAGCTTCTATACCAAGTGTCATTGCTACCTTTGTAGCTGCAAGCTCAATCTGAGCCTGTTCAGCAACCTTCTGTGCAGCTGCCACTTCATTCTGAAGATTAGCATTAGCGTTCTGCTGCTGTTCTGTCTGCTGCTGCTTATTCTGCTTAAATGTTGCAATAGCCTGACTTATCTCATCTTCTGATAATCCCTGCTGCTGAAAATAGCTTTTAAGCACAGCATTCTCTTTCTTGGCCGTTGCATTATCCAGCATTGCCTGTATCTTGTCATAATCAACACCAGCTGTCTGCTGATTATTCTGACCACTCTGCTGTCCTGCCTGTCCATTATTGTTACTTCCAGCGTTCTGGTCGCCGTTACCATCTCCGCCCTCTGCGAAGAACTGTAAATTCATAGGTAATGTCTTTCTCATCACTCTATCTCCTTTCTTCCGTTTACCGCCCGTCGGCATTTCCCATTTCCCTAAAGTTTAGTGCCATTAAGTTTTGGGCATAAAAAAAATAGGCACACACAGCTTATTTGCCATGTGTGCTTAATAACTAATATTAAATTGTGTTGCACTGGTGCAACTTTGGACTATTCTACTATAATCCAATCTTCAGCGAGACAATCGTTAATACTTGGAACCCACATTGAATGTGAACCATCCACATTTTTTATCTGAAAATATGGGTTACATATAAACAAATCGCCTTCGTTTAACCCCCATGCTTCCGCTGTTTGCTTATTGCAGGGGATTCCATTCGGATATGCTTTCTGATATACAACAAACATTCCTTTTCCGTTCCAACCTCTTCTTGCTACCTTATTACCTTTTTTCATGGCCTCAATAGCAATTCCAAATGTCATATTGTCACATTTTCTATACGCTTCATTAAATTGTTTCTTAGGACACCAACTTTCATATCCATCAGGATATCTTATATGATAGCCTTCATCTTCTGGATTCTCGTCACTTGGTATCTTCCATCCTCTGTATGCATTGTATTCGCCTCTGCTCATTGGCTCTGCTGCCACCACTTTTACTCCAATATAATCCTTCATTTCTAAATCCTCACTTTCTTAAAATTGGGTATAAAAATACCACCAATCTCTCGACTGGTGGCTGTTAAACTTCTAAAAAATCCGCAAAACCTAAAGATTTAAAATATTCTTTTGTCTCGTCACTATTCATCTCTTCATCAGTAGCTGCATACTCTTCTATCATAAGTTTCTTAAGACGTTCAAACGCAATCTTTCTTGCATACTCCCATTCAGCATTTGTCAGTTTTAATTTAGAATCACTTTTAATACGTTCTAAAGAAGCAACCGGATTTAATGGCCTTATCAAGCCATCTATTAAAAATTTTTTTAATCCGCTCTTTTTTCCTCCAAGTTGACGATAATATTCCATTAAGCCTTTCTTATCCCCTTCATACTCAAGTTGGTCAAATTGACGAATTTCTTCCGCTGTAGCATCACTCGAAAACATTTACATCACCTTCCTAATGCTGTTTCAATAATTTCGCCAAATATTTTTGCTGTTTTTCTTGGATTATCACTCATCATATATTCTGCAAAACATTCTGCGAAAAATTCACGTTCAGAATCTACTTTAGTTCTATTTTTAACATAATCATACTTTGCTGCATAAACACTAACATGTTCAGCTATGAAATCTCTTTCTTTTTTTTCTAAAATATCACGTCTTTGAGATAGCGTCAAGCCTTGTTTTTTCAAATCATCCGCTAATTCCTGCTTATCAAATCCCGCTAATTTCAGAGTCATATCTTTTACTGTTTTGCTCGTTGTTCTGTGAACATTTCCATCAAGCAACCCCTTCTTTGACATATATCCATCTAAAGCATGACCTAATTCATGTACAATAATACTGTTGTGGTCTGTACCCACTGGATGAAACCCTTGAGCGACATCATTTGCATATGCTTGAACTAATTTTTCATAATTAGCAAATTTTCCATATGCTTTAATTTCTCCCGTATATGTTACACAACCTGCATATGTACCACCTTTTAAATCGCTACTATATTTGAAAGATGCTAGTTGCCCTTTCAGTTCAGGAAATTTTTTCAAAACAACATCATAAGAATCATATACCATTTTAGCAGTATCATATTTCAATCCTGACATTTCAACTTTATCTATTGGTATTCCAGTTCTTAAAGAAAGTTCCTTTTCCATCTGTCTAACAGCTTTTGCTTCTTTTCCTGACAATCCTGCTTTCAAATCTTTAACAATCTGTTTCAGATTTTCTGTTTCATCAAATTTTTTATTAAATACCTCTTCATACTCTGCTGCTTGAGGTGTATCCATAACATCCATATAAGCATTAAGTGCATTGTCTGTTTCCTTTTCAAGTTTAGCTAACTTATGAACTTGTGCATCATATTCTTTCTTTGATGATGTGTATTCATCAATAGCACCATATTCCTGTTTTTCCCACTGCTCCTTCCTCGCCGCATACATTCTCTTATTATCCGGATCAAGTGAATACTCTGACAGTCTGCCGTACTGCTCCGCCATTCTGCCTGCATGCTGCTGTTTCTGGTCCTGCCTATAATCTTCCTTAACCTGCTCAAGTTCTTTCTTTGAAAACTTGCTATCAGGCTCATCATCAAGTTCAGGGAAGTATGTTGTATGTACATCTTTGCAGTTAGGATGGTAAAGCCCTGCTGCCATAGCAGAAGACATAAGCGGATAAGGACCATCTGACGCCTTTCCTCCACTCCACACATCATCTATAAGAATCTTGCCAACAAAAGGAAGACACTTAGGACAGGCATTAGCACGCTTATTCATAATAACTGTACTAATTCCCCATGATTGTCTCATTTCGCCTTCTCCGGTCAGATAAGCACGCTTGTTGGCTGTCTGAATTGCCATCTTGGCATAGTCTTTCATGGTATGCCTTGCGCCATTTGCATATTCAATACAGTTGATACCGGCTTTAAGGAAATCCTTTGTAGCCATATCTACAGCCTTCTCATATGTTCCTGCACCTGTATTTGCATAGACCTGAGCATCAAATATTATCTGTCGATATTTATCCTCCGACATTCTAAGCATTGCTTTTTCTGCCGTGCCAAAATCATTCTTTGTGGCTTTTATCAGAGCTTCCAGCTTCCTGGTATTAAGCCTGAAAAAAGCACCTTCAGCGCCCTGTGACACCTTAGATGCTTTCAAACCTTTCTTCAAGGCTCTTAATATCTTCTGTTCCTGTTCTGTACCGCCTTCCTGTCTGGCTGCAAATATCATTGCGTCAATAGAGTCATTTATGTTGCTAAACGACTTCGTGAACTTCTTTTTATTCTGTGCCTTATATTTTTCCAGAGCCTTAAGCTGTTCTACCTGCCACTGTGACCAGTTAAACCACATATCTGTCTCTTCTGCTCTATGGCTTGCAAGATTACGCATCATGGAAGCAATCAGCTCATCTTCTATGGCTTTAAATGCTTTCTCTATATCATAGTCCGTATTTAACATAGGCTACCTCGTTAAAAGCTTTCCACTTCAAATCCATCTAATTCTGTATTAAGTTCCGGTTCTGTCATCTGTTCAATTCCCTGTTCTGCCTTAAGCCTTGCAACTTCTTCCTGTTTCCAGTCATCATCCTTAGTGTCTCCATACAGCTCATCAATGGACGCTTCTACACTCATAATGCCTCCCTGCTTGGCTTTGCTCACTGTCTCAACCTGGCTCTCAAAACTAGGATTCGCATATTCACCAAATGTCACATCAACATCAATGTCCTGTGTTGTTGAATTATTAAGAGTATCTGTCGCCTGCAATGTCATTTTTACAAGCTTTGGAAGAACCTTCTGGAGCTGATTGACAATATTGTTTCTACTGTACAGCGTTGCTTTTTCCTTCTCCCTCTGTGCTTCTGCATTATCAAGCTTCTTTACATCTATTCCTAATGTAGAAGGGCTCATGATTCCCTGCAAGCAAAGGTCCAATGCCGTGATATATGTAGCAAGATACCCTTCATGTGGTATTTCACTCTGTTCTCTTTCAATCTTATAATTTGCGCCTTCTGCCATAGGAGACGAATACTGTATATAAGCGTTGTCAAATGAATTTGGCAGCATAACAGCTCCATCACTTGGATTTCGAGGAAGTAAATTCTCTGGTATATATTCCTTTGTACGGTTATGTCTTAAAGCATCCATCCACTGGCTCCATGCTTCATCTAGCGCGTCAAATCCATCTATCTTGCTGTCATATATGCTCTTGCCTCTGCCTTTAAATTTCGCTGATTTATAGAACATGAGCGGTATGGCCATCATAAAATTTTTATCTTCCCATGTTACAGGCCTTAAACCTGCAAGCTCCGGCACAGTGCTGATATCACATTCTTTATTATCTCTTGTGAGCATATATGTGATATAGCCTTTGCCATATGTTTCAAGCAGAATATATTCCTGATTCTTAACTGTATATACAGTCTTAAAAACAACCTCTTTAACTCTGCCGCGTTCTCTTATTATCTCTACCCTGTCGCCAGGATAAAACTCTATGATTGGATACCGGCTTAAGTTTGTATCTATAGATAACTTAAATGCTCCATCTCCAACAATAAGGGCATCTGAGATTGCCTGTTTTACAAGTTCTGTAAAATCGTTCTCTTCTGCTATCTTATCCCAGTCAGACTGCCTGCTGCCAACATCTACCTCGTTCATGTCCGCAACAACAATGCTTGCAAGCATATCAACCATCATTGCAGGTAATCCTACATGTATCTTTCTTATCGCTAATCCAGGAGAGCATTTTGCAGCCCAGAATCTTGTCTTATCTCCATCAATCTGATCATACAGCTGTGACAGTTCCTCACTTACACCTCTGTACCATATCTGATTCTTAATGGCATTACCTTCAAAGTCGAAGATTTCCTGTATATTAATTATTCCTCTCTGTGCCGGCTGCACACGCAACCATGTCCTTATTCCATCTCTTATCTTATCAGCCATAGTATTAAATATGCTCACCTCTCTCACTCTCCTATCTGTTCTCTACTCCAACTTTGTCCCTGTATGGTATCCAGCCATATTGCGTACTGTTTACCATGTGGTCATTTCCATCTTCCGGCTCACAGTCTTTATCTTCCAGCCAACTGTATACCTGCAGTTCCCCTGTGTAGTTCGTGCATGTATCTACAACATAATAACTTGGCTCTTTGCCCTTTTCGTCGTTAAAGGACATCCAGCCAAGCTGCAGGTTAATTCTGTCTATTATTGTTACTTTCTTGTACGCATTATTGAATATATACAGGCATTCGTGATGTTCTCTCTTATACTTGGCAAATTCTGTTATTGTTGCCTGATCAGCGTTATCAATAAAGGTGTTCTTTGCCATGCCGCCCCATTCTTTTCTGTTGCGTTCCAGGAAGTCTATGTAATTTCTTACTGTATCAGACGGTGCTATGGGGATATCAAGAGCCGCATTGTTATATACCCTTTCTGCCAGTATAATTAGCTTCCCTTTGTTTGTTATTCCCATATAGGACATTGCAATAGTATCAGGACTCTTAGTTGAATATGCCGTATCAAGACCGCTTGTATATATTACAAACCATTCTGTCTGCTTGTCGTCATATTCTCGCTTAATAAATGCCTTAGCCTGTTCTTTAGTAATAACATGCCGCCTGCAGAAATTAGAAAAGACAAGACCTGTAGCCTTGCCTCTTAATCCCAATATCTTGTTTTTATATATCTTGGTACCGGGAGGATAGCTCATTTTTTTCTGTTCTATCTTCTCTGGTGTCATGGATATATTATCTTCAAATGTGAAGAACCAATATACCCAGTCTTTAATAGGCTCACAACCGTTAAGGTCCTTCCATATCTCTTCAGGCACATCTGCCTTGTACTTATCAATCGGTCTTGCGTGATTGATGTACTCTGAATATATTGGCAGCGTAGGCGCATCCGGATTAAGAGTGCCAACAAAATATTCACTTCGTCCGAATATCTCTCGTATGAAGTCTATATTGGCTGTGTTGCACTCATCTACCCACACACAGCCAAATTGTGAACCCAAAGCATTCTTCCACTTGCTGGCATTATCATAGCCAAGAACATATATTATTTTGGTACTGCTGCCAGTTTTGAATTTAATATGTGGAAGTTTATTCTCTTTATCACCGTTTCCACAGTATTCCAAATTAGGGAATATCTGAAGTAATCCCATATCAGCATTTATTATGTTCTTCTCAATAACACCTGTTGTATTACCGGCTATAACATGCAGCTTCATATCTGATTCTGCTACATTCATGATAAACTTCACGGCAACCGTTGTTGTCTTACCTGATGCAGTAGAACCTTCAAGGAATTCTGCTCTTGCCGGTGTATCTATGTAATCCCAATACTTATCACTTAGAAGCATCAGGCTCACCCCTTGCCTTACGCTGAGCAAGAAGCTCTGCAAGCTCGTTTTTTACAGAATCATTAATATTAGCTTCTATCTTGTCTGTAAACATACCAAGATGCTTGCCAAGAAGCTCCAATGCCCTTACCTTGTCACACGGCTTGACCTCTAATCCATCTCGTCCTTTCTTAATAACAGCTAATGCACGCTTTTGTTCTTCTGTAAGTTCTTCTGTCAATACTGGCTCTACAGTCCTGTATGTAGCAGGTTTGCCGTCCTCATTCAGTATATCCACAAGTATACCACCTACTTCTGCTTTCATCTTCTTCTCGACTACATGTGCATAATCTGCTGTATTAGAAAAAGCTATCAGTGCAAGTTCCCTGATTACTCTCTCCTGAGTAATCTCTGTCTTGCGCGATAGTTCTTTTTGTCTCTCTCCTATGTACTGTGAAATTGTAGTATTTTGTAGTAATTTTGATGCATTTGTATTTGCATACTTTTCTGTATACCCCGCCCTAATAGCCGCTTGTGTGGCATTAAGGTCTATAAGGTATTCATCACAGAATTTCCGTTGTTTATCTGTTAATCTCACACAATCAGCTCCTTTCTTGGCATACAAAAAAGACACCAGCCTTAAGCCAGTGTCTTACCGGGGGTATTAATATTTAATGATGGAGAAATCATGCTGTCCATCAAGTCCAGTTTAGATATTAGCACAGACAAAACGAACAGAGCGAACAAACTTCAAATTTTTGCTAAAAATCTTTCTACTGCCATTCTGCAGCCGTCTGCTGTGTGGTGTTTTCCCATCTTTCTTGCTACCTGCACCCAAGATAAACCTTCTATGTATCTTAATGTTATAAGCCTCCGCATTCTGCTATTGTCAATTTGATTAATACATTGTTCTATGAGGTTTATCTGCGTATCTATCTTCTCTTTAATGTCTATCTGCTGCCGCTGTCGCACTAAAAGAAGTGTTCTCTTCCGTGAATATGCCGGATAAGGGAAGCCTTCTACAACAAAATGCTGCTTACCTCCATCTCCACCGGTAACGCTATCCTTTTCCGTATATCCTTCAGCTTCCATTTTATCCAATTCTCTTTGTATCTTATCAATCGCGGCCTGTATTTCCTGTTTCTCCTTAACCAAGTCATTGTACTGCTTAAGAAGGTCTTTAATATTGTTATTTTTCAAGTTGTTCATCACCTACCCTCTTCTCATCTGCTGCCAGTTTTTCCTTATCCAAGATTTCCAAAATATAATACTGCTTATCTGGTTCAGCTCCCCACTCTGGTCTCCCTTTTCCAATCCTTAATCTGCATCTTGCTTTTATTGCTTTAGAATCCTTGCTATATCCATTACGGAAAATAATCTCCTGAATGCTGTCTTTCCTTATCTCCTCTGGTACTGCCTCGCCCTGCAATAACTCATATTTGCTTCTATCTGAAAAGATACTTGATGGATATATAGTTATTGCTCCGAACAGATTCTGGAATCTTGTTTCGTAATATTGTTTTATTTCCCGATACTCTTCTTTCTTCTCACCTGAAAGAATCATATCAAACCATTTTTTCTTGATTGGCAATATTAGCATTATGAATCACCTGCCTTTAATTTATCTAATGCTTTCATGGCTACTTCTAACATTGGTTTGCTAGTTCTACAATTCTGGCCAATATATGTACATTCTGTCTCTTTGAGATATCCGCACCCTATACATATCGCCTTTGCTACAGCCCTTTTCGAATCCTCTATAGCCTTATTTCTTTCCTTTCCTTTTTCAAGATAATCTGCAGCTTCATTGACATCATTATTGACTACTTTACTATTTAAAAATGCTGTTTTAAACATTTCAGCAATCTCCTTCTCGTCAACTCCACATAAACTAGGAACATTTCTACTCATATCCCCAATGATTCTTATAAAGAAATCTTCAAATTTATCCTGCATAAAATGTATTTCAAATTCCTCTGGCATTTCTATTATTAATTTCATTTTTCATACTCCCTCCTAATAAACATCTCTCCATCGCACCAGAAGTATTCTTCTGTTGGCATATAATTCTCTATTATCGTCTTTCTATTGCATGTATATGTTCCGACTGCTGCCATGCTCTTAGAACATTGCTCACAGCATGTATATTCATTCAGGTGCTTATGTCGTCTTCTGCTCATCCGGACACCTCTCTATCTCCACTGCAATACCGTCTTTCTTTGTTATTTTCCACATAATCGTCTCCTTCTACTTTCTCAAAATAAAACTTCACATTATCCGACATATGCTTTACTATACCAAACCGCTCCGCCACTTGATAAGGTATGCTGTCACGCATAAGCCTTTTATGTATTTCTGAAAGATACTTTCGAAATTCCTCGACATCTAAAGTGGCTTTATAGTGGTTGCAGCTCCTACAAGCTGGCATGTAATTTGAAATGTCGTCTGCTCCACCTATCCTAAGCGGTGTTGCATGGTCTACCTGCATATCTTTGTAAGCTATTTCTGTACCACAATAAGCGCAATGTCCGTTATACATGAGATATACAGATTGTCTCACTTTTTTAGATATTGCTTTTCTTTTATTCATTCTTACCTCTCAATTCTTTCAGTTTTGCTTCGGCTTCGGATTTTGTCAGAAACCAAGTTTCATTAAAGAACCTATCTGTTAAAATATGTCCTGTTCCATACTTAACATCCTGATTACACTCTAAGTACCAGCCGCGCCTTGTCAGTACGAAATTCTCTACTTTCTGATGATAGACTTTGTTATTTTCACTATGCCTATTTAATATGTTCAGCTTGTAATTGACCTGACTAGGAACAAAATAAACATCATCTCCGATTTTACAAGGTAACTTGACAAGTCTGCCCTGTTCCTCTAAGTCCTCATATTCTTTCAGTTTTTCTCTTAAATCAGCTATCGCCCATAAATTACGATAAAACAATGCCAGAAGTCCTACTGTACTATCTATTTCTACTGAAAGCATAGAACCCATATATTCCTCAAATTCTTCATCTGATAAATCAGTTAAATCTACATTGCAAATATCTTTCATAAGACTTCTTGCAAGCTGCCTACTGTCAATGTCTAAATTGTAATCTCTGTATCTTGCATTACGCTTATTATCTATATAGCAACTATTATGTGCCAGTTCAATCATAGACATATCAGATGTATTTTTATTACTTGTAAGTCTTTTCATTTGCCTTCCCCCTTCTACTGCCATCTCTATTGTATTTATCAGCCGGCTTATAGAATGGGCAAGGCTTATCCTCCTTGGCGCAATACAGTTCTTTAAGTCCTTTACAGTCTCTCTGCTCAAGATTAGCCATTATACAATCTCTATTGACCATCATTACTACCTCCCTCAAAAAGTTCCTTTAATATTGCATTAGCCAATTTATCCAGCTTTTCATCTATTTTTTTATCAAGGTCTTTCGATACCTCTTCCTGCTCTTTGTCTGTTAAAAGTGCCAGCTCACAGACTTTCTTAATTCTTTCTTCAGCAAATACCTTATCAATACCTGTATTAAGCATTGCTCTATATACAGTCTGTATTGCTGTTCCTAATTCTCCAACAAGTACCATTGGTGTTCCTTTTATTTCAATTCTACCTTTATCACATTTAATCATAATTATTCTCCTTATTAGGCAAATCTTAATTGCCCTGTCTTTTCCTCGTTTATACTGCAGTTAGGCATTCTCTGCGCTATACATAATTCTTTAAGGTTAGCCCTTACCAGTGCATTTGGTACCATTGGACTAACAGAATTGCCACATCTCTTAACCTGCTCCGCTCTTGGATATGTCTTTCCTGTGTAATCATGGTCAATTATGTAGTCGCTAGGAAATCCCTGGCACCCATACAGTTCCCTAGGTTCTAACATTCTTAGTCCTATATCAACAATCTGGTAGTCTGTACCTTCTATGGTTACAAGACCAAACCGGTCCTTTGTGGTAATTGTATCGAGAGGATGTTTAATATCCTGTCCTGTAGCATCTCCATAATACTTAACCAGAAATGCCCTTACTTCTCCAAAATGTCCATCGCCTGCTGTTATAGTTGGAAGAGGCTTCTTTATATCTCTTCCGTCACAATGGTTATTCATCTGAATAAGGTTCGATAAAACCAGTCCATATCTGTTAGAACCATCTATGGTCATAACTGGATTATCTATTGTCTGACCTCTTACCTCTCCATGAACAGTCTCCGAGTGATACTGGATAAGTGTAGGACATATTAAACAATGCTCGTTTTTACTTACTATCGTAGATAGCGGCTCCTGAATATTCTTGCTCCGGTCTTTTGTAAAACCAGTCTGTCCAATCTGAACCATGTATGGTTCTACAATCCCATATCCATGTTTACTTGTAATTGTTGGCAATGGTTCTTTAGTATCCAGCGGTCTTCTATCTCCACCATGATTACACTGAACAATAAAAGGCTCTGGATTATCCAAAACAAATTTCTTTAAGCCTCTTGCGATTCTTTCCATTGTCTTAGGTGCTAATGGTCTTACCGCTTTTATTCCATATTTCTCCTTTATTTGTTCAGATGTATCAAATATGCTGGGGCATGGTCTGCTAAAATCTATCTGTGTATACGCTCCAACATAAGGCTTTAACAAGCCATTTTTTACGGCTTGGCTATCTGCCGGTGCATGTGTTGGTTCTGGCCATATAATGGATTTACCATCACATCTTGCAATCATGAAGAATCTTTTTCTCATTGTAGGTGCTCCGTAATCTGCTGCCACAAGCTCCCTGAACTGCACTTCATATCCTAAATCCTGCAACTGGCTTACAAATTTATTAAATGTCTTGCCCTGCTTTGTTTTTATTGGATGATGCCCTCTGTTCAGTGGTCCCCATGTCTTGAATTCTTCTACATTCTCCAACATGATTACTCTAGGTCTTACCAGTCCAGCCCACCGGCACGCTACCCATGCAAGACCTCTTATATTCTTATCCTTTGGCTTACCGCCTTTTGCCTTGCTGAAATGTTTACAGTCCGGAGAGAACCAGGCAAGCCCCACAGGATGCCCATTACATGCCTGCACTGGGTCTACCTGCCATACATCTTCACAATAATGCTTTGTATTCGGATGGTTTGCTTTATGCATTGCAATAGCCTTAGGATCATGGTTAATTGCTATATCCACACTAAAGCCGGTAGCTTCTTCTATTCCGGTGGAGGCTCCGCCCCCACCAGCGAAATTATCAACTATTAATTCCCCGTTTATCATATTAAGCCTCCATAAAGTCAAACAGTGTAGGTGTTTCTATCTCATTCTCTGCTTCCTGAAGATATCCAACACCATCTCTGAAATAGTCACAGCTCAGTTCTATTCCATAGCCGTATCTTTTCATCTTTACTGCCGTCATTGGAACTGTCATTAAGCCTCCAAACGGGTCAAGAACCATATCACCTTCATTACTGTATCTGTTAATGATTCTTTCAACAATATCAAGCTGCAGTGGGCATACATGCATCTGCTGCCTGCGTCTGCTCTGTGTTGTATTAAGTGTTCTCATTCTGTTTATATCATCCCATACATCAAGGTTATTCCATGAACCGGGAGCAACAACCATAAATGTGGCTGGGAGCTTATCATTTTTATCTAACTCTTCCGCAAGCTTCACATGTTCTTCATAGCTGTATACATTTGAACGGCTGTATTCCCTATAAACTCTCTGTAAATCATCAACACTGAATTCCTTAAGCTCATCTTTGCTTATAAGCCTGTCGCCTGAACTTCTCCAGTATCCGTGAGCGTCTATCTGCCATTGTGCCCTTGTATAATCTTCCTTGGTTTTCTTTACAGGATCATCCGCATATGCATTAGACTTATCCGTTGGAAGCTTTCTAAACAGAAGTATGTATTCAGGACAGCCTACGCCCATCTTTGAACCGTCTTTACACTGTTCAGACCATCCAAGGCGGTATGTCTGGTTATTCTCCCTGACTACATCTGTAACAACTGTTATCATTCCAAAATACTGAAAACCGTGTTTCATGTAGTGTTCTATACACTGTGCATGAAACGGCTCTATTGTAGGCATTCCAGTTCCTGTAGCATTTCCAAATAATACCCTGTCTTTTACATGGATGGCTGCTACCCTGCCAGGTTCAAGAATCCTTAAAAGCTCCGGTGTAAGGAAGTCCATCTGCTCAAAGAACTTTTCTGTATTCTCATTGTGTCCGAAGTCGTTGTAATTGGCGCTATACTCATAATGATTTCCGAATGGAATGGATGTGTGTATAAGTCCTACAGAATTACTCTCAATTCTTCTGCACTCTTCAACACAATCATCATTTACCGCTGTATAATGCTTTCCCTGTACTTTCACTGTCTCAACTCCCATCTTTCTCTCTAACCGCTTTATTTTAGATGCCGGACTTAAACCATATTTCTTTACAATATCCGTCATTTTTTTAACCATGTGATTATGATTCTTCCATTTCTCAAGCAGTGCTTCTTTTATCTGTCTTTCGTTCTCCATGTATATAATGTCTATAACAACTGTATCTGTCTGTAAGAACCTGTAACATCTATGTACTGCCTGAATAAAATCGTTAAACTCATAATCAATCCCCAAGAATATCTCCCTGTGGCAGTAACGCTGAAAGTTACAACCTGAGCCCGATATTGATTTCTTTGTTGCAAACAGCTTGATTCTTCCCTGTGCAAAATCAATAACGCGCTTTTCTCTCAGGTCATAATCCTGTGAGCCATATATATCTACAACTTCCGGTATTGCCTTAAGAATTGCTTTTCTTTCAGACTCTAAGTCATGCCACAAAAGGAAATGCTCCTCAGGCGAACTCTCTACAATCTCTTTCATTTTTTCAACACGCTGGTCAATGCTGTTTCTTTTTACTTCTGCAGCTTCCTTCAAGCCTGCTGCCGCTTCTGTAAATAACTGCATTTGTCCTGTTTTATCAGATGTATCTCCGTAATGTATTGGTATCTCATGCCACCTTACATCAAGTGGAGGCAACACATAGCCATCATCAGAATATTCTGGATTTACATCTGAAGGTTTCGTTATGAACAACGCCCATGATGAAACCCACAGCCAGAATTCATCTTCCATATTCGGGTACAATGTAAGATTGTTTGCCTTAGTGCTGTCTCTCTGAAAGAATCTTGTAAGTGCCTGCCCTGTATCCATTATCTCAAGATATCCGGCATAATGTATAAGCTCTTTGTATTTGTTTGGACTTGGCGTTGCTGTGGCTACCAGCTTGTAAGGAACATTCTTGAACTTATCAAGAAATGTCTGGTATGTCTTGCTTCCAAAAGACCTTAAAACACTTGCTTCATCCAGCGATGTTGCAACAAAATAATCTGGTCTTATATCACCATCTCTTACTCTTTCATAGTTGGTAAGCACAATACTGCTGTCACAGGATTCTACTTCTTCCATGCTTCTGCAATAAACAGGTGCATCATATCCAAGAACATCCACAGCGTCCTGTGTAAATTCCTGTTTTACTCCAAGTGGAAGCACAATCAAAGCCCTTCCGCCCTCGTGATCTATTACCTGTTTACAGAATTCTATCTCCTGTATGGTTTTACCTAAACCAAAACTTTCAAACAAAGCTCTTCTTCCACCTTTAAGTGCCCATATTACGGCATCCCTCTGATGTGGCTTTAATGCTTTGTTAATATCTGCCGGATTTACTTCAAATCCGCTATCCTGTGCAAGTTCTATCTTGCTTTCTAAAAACTCCTGGTATGTCATTTTTGAAAGGAACATCGTACGAATCACTCTGGCCAGAGTTCCAAGCTCCTTTCTGCTATTCTTATTTTTCTTTTGCCCGCATACACTTATACGAGCAGTAATACCTGCTGCCTTTCTTATATCCCCACGTAGTCCTGTCTATCGTAAGTGTAGAAATATAATTGCCGCATTTTGCACAATAGAATCCATTCTTGTCATTTTGTTTCTTAACTGGGAGACTTCGCCTTTCTATCCGGCTTGTCCTCTTTTACTGTTACTGCATCGCTTAATGCAGAAATACAGATTTCTAAAGACTTACAATGTTCTTCAATTACCTCACTTAATCGGTTCTTGATATATTCAGCCGCATCATCTGCTATATCTTTCATGCCAGGGAGCTTGCACAGCTTTGTATACCCTGCGTAATGGCTTCTGTCTTCGCTTGGCTCCCCCTTGAATAAGTCTTCCCCTGTAAGTTCTTCCTTGACTCTGTACATATCCAGTACCCTATTTGCGCCATCTTCTATTGCAAGTCCAAGTTTTCCTATCTGCAATAATGTTTCCTGTGTCATTAGTTGTCCTTTCCAGCTTTACAGAATCCGACGATAACACTCGCTAATGCTGCTCCGGCTATAAAGCTTATTATCTCTGCAATCATATATCCTCCTCAATCTTGCTATAAATATCTATAACTGCTGCCACAACATCTTCTCTGTTCCATTCTGTTTTTTCGTCTGGTGGTGCAGTTATTGTCACCCTGTCTGATTCTCGATTTATATCCATTGTATAAATCCTGTTATGTACACATATCTGATACGCCGCTTCATCAGCACATAAGATTTCCATGATTTCCTCTGTTTCAAGGCTTGAAGTAAATATTTTGTCTCTCAGATGCTTATTATCTTTAAAAAGCTGCTGTAATGCCTGTTCAAGCACATTGTTATCCATAGAATCTTCATACAGATAATTCTTTCCAAATGCATTCATCCATTCTCTGTGGCTGTATACCTGTTCAAAACGCCTTTGACCCGCTTTTATGAGTTTCAAATCTGTTTCTCTGCTTTTGTGTACTGCTTCTGCTCCTGTTCTATGGTCTTTTTCACATAAAAACACGGTAAGCCCATACTTTTCTGCTATCTTTCTGTTTGCTACCCCATGCATAACATGGTGCTTTTCTAAGCCGTATGATGTAAGAGGTCCAAAATACCCCTGTTTCTCTGCTCTCATACGACACAGAAAACATTCTTTTGTATTCTGCATTATGCTTCTGCTCATACTCTCCTTTCCCCTCCCATAGCAGGGAGGTCTGCTGCCATATTAATAGTTGCTGTGATATATATACTTAGATAAATAAGTATCTTGTAGACATTTATGGAGTAAAATGCTTCTCCCATTCTGTATTTATGCCATTTGAAGCCATCTTGATTTTTAATATGTCGCTGTGTGCTGACATTCGTATAACTCTCTTTTCAACTTTGCTATTTTCCCTGATACTTGTGTAAGATGATTTACACGCATACTGGTATTAACTGCACTTTTATCCTCATCATATGTAAGAATTGCCTGCCTCAGCCACTCCTGTTCTTTCAGCTCATTCTTGATTCTTTCTTCCTCACTGGCATTTCTCATATTCTGCCTCCATCTTCTTAAGCTCATATTCCATCCACTTTGTAAAATCATGTGGCTCATCCGACCAGCTTATAATATGTCCGCGGCTTACATTTAGGTACTGCTGCCACAAATCCGCATTCTTTACCGGCTTACCTGTCTTTTTCTTCCAACCGTCCTTTTCCCACTGTTGTGGCCAAGCATTTCTACAACTATTTAACACATGCTCACATTCTGTATTTATGCGTATTTCACAGTTTTCATGGAAACGCATAAGTGCATGTATTATTGCCTGCAGTGCCGCCTGATTCTCTGTAACATTTTCAAGCGTGCCCTTGCCGTTTCTAATGAACTCTTTGCCATTAATAACTATCTTTAAGACATACATGTATGCTACATGCTTACGGACTGCTGGTCCTCTAGCTGTCGTTTGGATGTATATATCTACCTTTTGCATCTCTCTTTCTCCAATCCCGGAGTCTTGCCGTTATATAAAACATTCCATTAACTCCGTTGTAATAAACCTGTGATTCCAGAAGAGAATATTCCGGGTGCCAGGCTTGTATTTCTGCTTCCCTTGCAGTCTTATCTCTTACAAATGTATCTATATATTTGCTTACAGGAACATACCGCCCATTTCCGCCCTTTCTCTTAGAACGAACCTTACGAACTCTGAATTGTCTAAGTCCTGTGGAGCAGTTCCACCGCTTCTCATTTTTCTGTCGGTGCTTGTCCTTTGTTATGTATTTAGCCATTCCTACAAGACCATAAGCATCTTCCTCAAGTCGCTTTGACTGGGAACGGTCTCCCAGCTTCCACAACTTCTCACATACATCTCTGTCAAGAAGCCCGTCCATAATGACATGATGATGCCAGCGCACCTTTGCGTCTGGATCATGCTCTGTAACATATATGTACTTGGCTTTAGGCAAGCCCAACTTCTTGCGTCTGTAATTAATTCGCCGGATGTAATTAGTCATATTTTTTACAGCCTCATCCCAGCATGCCGGCTCATTCCCTTCTGCATATGTAAGCGTCATCCATATATCATTATTTGTGAAATTCTCTATAATCAGTCTTCCACAATATTTAATGGCATTCTTATTGTTCAGGTTTCTTTGAGTTTCTTTATCCCTAATTCTCCCTTCTTCCGGAATGTCCTCTTTCCTGGTGAACTCTGGATATATTTCTATCTCAAGCTGATTACCTGCCCAGATCTCCTTACATGTGTAGACACACCTGTATTTAGTCTTCAGCATGTACTCCATGAAGACCTCATTCATATCTTCTACAGATTTATCAATTGCCGCTTCATAGTCATAGGGAATGTACCTTGTACCTCTTCTTTTCATGTACACCCCTTTTAATAATCTTTTTCGCAGACTTGTTAATATTCATTACAAGCCCAAGAAAAAAGACCATTTTATTAATTTTTCTTGATGTACTTGAACATTTCTGATACAATAATATTGTTATATTTGCAGAGCATTTAATGTTCTAAGTACTAGAGCCGCCGGTCCAGCGGCTCTTTTTATATAGTTGGAAGCCTGTAAGCTCCTTCCGGAACAAAGCTGAATATCTCTAACAATCTCAGCCTTGTGTACCATCTGGCAGCCAGCTCCGTATTACCATTCCTAAGATTCTCATTAATTCTCTTGTTGTAAGATATTATTAAACCTACACGCCGCATATTATCCTCCTTTTCTAAATTACAATATCCTTTGGTTCATTCGGATTCGTTAAATCCTTTCCCTCGTTATCCCTGAAGAATCTTTCAAGCTCTGACTTTCTTATTCTTGTATGAGGGATTTTAAGCACCCTTATCTGATTTGCGTTGATAAGTGTATAAACATACTGTTTAGAAGCTCGCATGATTGTTGCCACTTCCTCCACTGTATACACCATATCCTCCGGCTCTCTCTTGATTGTTGCTATCTTCATAAGCCTGCTCCTTTCCTTAATCTATTTCCTCTTAGGTTCATGGCATAATACCAATATTGTTATGCAGATAATTGCTGTTATCGCTATTGCTGTATAATTCATTTACTTCTCCTTCATCTTCACCCAGTCTTCTACATCTTTCTGTGTCATCTTCATAGGAGCAAGCTTGGCTCCCCAGTATTCCGACTCTACTGTTACAACCTCAATATTTTCTTCCTGCATATACCGGAGTAAATCTTCCGGTCTGCCAAAATTGGCATGTTCAGTTCTTATAATCATTGCCTGCTCCTTTCTTGGTATTTAAAGCATTACCATTACTAGCACAGCTATTGAAAAATATATTGGGAAGTTAGGATGTCTCTCGCTGAATGGTATCCTTATAACTTCATAATGCTTAATACCTGATACTTTCATTTTCTTTATAGCTGATAACGCCTGAATAAATGTCTTTGTTCTCTCTTCCATAAATGGTTCATAACTGCGAATTATATATTTGTAGGTTTTATGCTCAATTACTCTCTCACCTCCTCAAATAGTTAAATTTCCAAATATGTGATATAATCTGCTCATCATATATAGGGGGTTAAATATCATGGTTTCTATAATTGTTGCTATAATTTCACTGATTGGCTCGTGCATTGCCATTTACTCGAACTTTATTAAAGACCTTCTTACTTCTAAAAAAGTTGTCTATAAGGAAAGACTGGATAAATTCTATATTCCCTTTTATCAAAAATATTGTGCCGGATTTCTTTCTGGCAACAATTTGAGCTCACTTGGTTTTGAAGCACGAAGTATCTTTCTTGATTTATTCACGCAAAATATTCATCTAATGGATGTTCATTCACAATCACTTTATTCTGAATTCTATCTTGCTTTCCTGAATTTACTTGAAGCTGAAAATGAAAATCCAGATTTTGATTTATACACATGCCGTAATGAACTAGACCATGTTTTTAATAAAATGTGTTCTTTTACTTTTGATGAGTACAAGCGTATATTAAGGAAATGCAATCTGCCAGTACCTTTGATATAGCAAAAGCTCCTTTTTTCTCTCGTATGCAAGCTACTACTGCGTATATATTCAGCAATAAAACCACAATAATAACTAAGTAGCCACTCACTCTCTCACCTCCTCGAATAGATAATTGCTTGTGCAAATGTTCTTTTACTCCTATACTTTAATTACTGGTGTTGCAGCACCTAGTTCTAAGAAAGGAGTTTATTTATGCCAATTACATACACCATTATCAACGACTTTACTGAAATTGGAACTTGTGAAGGTCTTCCCATTACTGAACAAGGACGAGCTTTTGTTTTAGTCCCCTCTTCATATCTTGGCACAGTATCAGTTGGAGACACGCTCGTTTCACCGGATGGACAGTATTTAAAAATTTATATGGATGACTATGTTCTTGAAAACAATGAGTTAAAAGCTATAAAATTCTTCTATGAATAGCTTATTCTTCCCTGTATTAAGTTCTTGTTATTGAAATACAGGGAAGTTTTTCTCCTGCTTTCCATCCATTCTTATGATTAAATACCTTTGTTCTTTGATAGCCATCATCATGTGGAACGCTTACAATAAATGGCTTTGTAATTTTTGTTCCATCAATTTCAAGTTCTTCTTTATCGAAATTAATTTTCAGGCTATTCACTCTTCTCTCACCTCCTCGAATAGATAATGTCACATATCGTGTCATTATTAATCAAAAAAAATAGACTGAACCGACTTTCCATAATACTGTGCCAGTTTAATCTTTATAGAATCTCTTGGGATTCTTTCGCCACATTCATACATAGACAAAGCCGAATCACTTATGCCTATTGCTTTCGCAACTTCACTCTGTGGCTTATTTCCTCTTAACACTGTTAACCTGTTGCCTATTTCCTTGGGTTGCAAATTATCACTCCTTTCATGCCACACTTTGTGGCTCAACTGTAATATATCACTTGTCACATATCGTGTCAACACATTTTGTGGAATTTTTCTTGATTTTTCCACAATTCGTGTTATTATATACTTAAAGTAACATAAGGAGTTGAATTATATGGGTGATTTTCCTAACATATTCAGAAAAATAAGAGAACAAAGTGGACTTACTCAACAGCAAATGGCTGATAAACTTGGTGTATCCAGAAGCGCTATTGGAATGTATGAAAATGGCGAAAGAGAACCAAATTTTGAAACTTTGGAACTAATTGCTGATACATTTAATGTTGATATGAACTATTTACTAGGTAAAAAACCTACTACTGAGGTTATTCCCGATAGGTATTACCTTGATGATGATGCCAGAGATATGGCTCAGTTTATGTATGAGAATCCTGAATACAAAGTTCTCTTTGACGCTTCTCGCAAGGTTAAGAAAGAAGATATCGACTTTGTTAAGCAGATGATAGATAGAATGTCAAATAAAGGGGATGATTAATATTACTACTAATGTTATTTACGCAGATATGCCTCCTACAATAAAGGCATACACTGTTAATAATAATGATGATTCTTTTACAATCGTGCTTAATTCTCGGCTAAACCGGGAACAACATCTTAAATCATATCATCATGAATTAACACACATTGAAAATGGAGATTATGACAGACAGTGCAAAGATGTTAATATGATTGAAATATATGCACACAACATAAATTAAACATTAAAGGGGGAGAGTGCTTTATATGCTTATAGATAAGAAAGAGCTAAAATCTTTAAAAAAAGCCGCAAAATTTTTAACTAACAATAAATTTTATATTACGCTCTCATACATAAATGGTCTTCAGTATGAACGCCAAATAACTTGTAATGTTGGAATGTTTGAAGATAAATTGTTTATAGATTTCTTTGGTGGAAACAAATATATTTATTCTACTCATGAAATAAATAATGTATTTCTCTCTTTAAAATACATCGTTATAGAATTTATTGATAATTCTTTTATAGTTTTTTCTTCTTCTGATAACAACCTATTAAAGATATATAATACATTAGTTATACAATATAATATACCTTCTGTACAAAAAGATATTAAAAATTTTGTTGCCAACTTGAATTCTTCGACAATATTACAGCAACCCATTAATGAGCCTACAGAATATTCGCCTTCATATTCTGATAAAACAGACAGCTCTTCATCAATATCAAATAATTTGGATGCACCGCAAACAAAAGATGCTCACATAGTTTTCCCAGATTGGTATATATCAATCTGCTTTGGAAAATCCTCTTCGGAAAATTACATGAAAGCTGTCACCCTTGCCAAGCAGGCTCCGCAATATCATACTCAATCGGATAATGGAATTATTCTTCATCAGGCTATATACTCGAATGCTCCACAAGAATATCTTGCCTTTATAAGCTTATATGAGTTGGTTAGCACATGGAAATCCAGTTTTACTATAATAAACGGGAAAGTCATTGATAGAAAGATAATAGGTAAGTTGAATTATTGTTATGGTGATAAATGCCGAAGTGGTGACCCACATTTTTGTTACGGTGCTAGTTATATGACCGAAAATCCTTTTGGTTGTCACAGATTGCAAGTAAGTGCAGCCAATAATCCTTGGTGGTCATTCTATCGAAGAGTGGGGAATAATTATATTTTAAATCAAATGGAACTAAAAAAGAGGATTGATTCATATGCTTCTGTTTATTGTTTGTGTCCATGCTTTAATTATCAGCAAATAATTCAAGCATATAACTCTCTTCCGGTAAGATTAACACAATATCAATATAATAGATTATCTGCTAGTAACTGGGGATTAAGAATGTGATGTCCCAGATGCAGAACAGTATAGAGAAAGTCTGAAAATGAGACAATAATATATGGAGGTATTAATATGAGTGAAAAAGAACAGTTATTACAATTAATTGAAAAAGTTCCTGAAATGAATGTGTAAAAAATGTATTAGAAATTATACATTCAGAGTCAGTAAATTTATTGACTTTTAATTCATAATAGATTAATATATCTCAAGAAGATATGGCTAACTTGTTTGGCTGTGAATAGAGGACTTGAGATAATTATCTCAAGTCCTCTATTTTCATTTTAGGAGAATGCATATGAATAAAAACCCACAAGAATTTTTAACAATCGATCAACAAATAGAGCTACTAAAAGAACGAAAATTAATCATTAATGATGAAAAACTTGCAAAATATATTCTTATGACATATGACTATTATGAAGTTATTAATGGATATAAGAAAAATTATGTAATAAAACTAGATAACCATAATGAGGAATTTAAACCTGGCGTTTCATTCGAACAGATTTTTTCTCTTTTTAAATTTGACAAGACCCTTAGACAAATGATAATGATTGCTCTTGTTGATTTAGAAGAACATATGAGAAGTTTAATATCTTATGTTATAGCGAAGAATTACTCTTCTAAGCATATAAGATATTTAGATTCAAAAAATTATATTAATACTAAGTCAAAAAATCCTCATTGGAGTAAAAACGAAATATTAAAGCAATTACAATATGTAATAGACAATCCAAAACCTCCTGTAAATTACCACTTAAAAGAATATAACAATGTTCCACCTTGGATTTTATTAAAGCAAGTATATATGAGTACGCTTTTTAACTTTGTACGAATACTAAAACCAGATGTTAAAACAGAACTAATTATGTTAGCTTATGGTGTTCCAAAATCAATAGCTGAACGCCAAGAAATAAAATCTTTATTTATGGAATCCCTTATTTTTTTCTTAGATTATAGAAATATGGCTGCACACGGAAAATGTATGTATTCTTTTATTCCTAAAAACACTGTATCTGTTGGTAAAAAAGCTATTAAAGAGCTCAAAAAGGAAAATTATGATATTTCTGGATTGCAAAATACATACGGAATAGCTAAGCTAGTTAACCTATTGTCATTATTTAATTATAAATGTCCTTTTAATAATGTCATAAGTATTCTTAATAGTTCTTTTTCTCAACATGTTATGATGTACCCTAATGATATACAGCATCTGACTGATGCTATTGGTTTTAATGATGATATTGAACTTACCAATCACAATATCAAATACAAAGTTTCACAAATTATAGACGCTAATGGAAATATTGATTATGAAAAATATCATGAATTATTCCCTAGTTCCTCAATATTCTCTGATAGTAATGCTGCTGCCACATTAGAATATTGCAATAATCAATTCATCGTTAAGCATAATTACAGGAAATCCAGAAAATATAATGCTAAGCATTATCGAAAAAAAAGATTACACAATAAGATATAACTAAATAAAAGCCCCTGTGCTACCAACACAAGAGCTTTTACCCGCGACTTACAATTAAGCTGTGCTCAATGATATAATCGCCCTAGACAAGCCATATTATATCATTCTGAACACCGCTTTTGCAAGTAGGTGTATTTTTTATACCCATTTTTACTGTTGCACCAGTGCAACTTCCCCAAAAACAGAAAGGAATGATTAATATGAAAAAGAAAATATCTAAGGTTCTTACATATAAGCGTGGCAATCTATGGGCCTATCGTTTCGAATCTGCCCCTGTAGATAGCAAAAGGAAGTGGATTACCAAGAGCGGATTTAAGAACCAATCTGAGGCATATGAAGCCGGTATGGTCGCATACACACAATATAAACAGACTGGCAAGAGCTTCACTCCATCTAATATCTCTGTATCTGATTACATGGATTACTGGATTGATAATTATTGCAAGGTCAATCTTAAAGCTAATACGGCATCAACTTACAAAAAGAAAATTGATTTATATATAAAGCCGGCTATTGGTTCATATTATCTTAAAGACATAGAGCCAAGTCTTCTCCAGGAGCTTATAAATAATCTTTTTAATACCGGAATGTCGCGAAACTCTCTCGGCAATGTTAAGGGCATTCTTACCAAGTCATTTGCCTACGCAAAGACTACTGCAAGATTTATTAATGATGACCCTTCTGCAACTATTTCTCTTCCGCTTCCAAGAGCAAAGGCAGAGGTTAAAACAAAAAAGAAAGTAAGAGTCGTATGGACTAATGAGCAGCTTGATACTGTCTTTAAAACATTTGCACAAGGACATATATATCATATGCCACTTCTTCTCGCTTATAGGTGCGGCATGCGTCTGGGTGAGATATTTGGTCTTATGTGGGATGATATAGACTTTGATAATGGAATATTAAGCATTAACAGACAGGTACAGAATCATGATGATAAATGGTATCTGGAAAACCCTAAATATGATTCATTTCGTACCATAGAACTTGATGATACAACGCTTTCAGAACTTAAAAGGATGTACGAACATGAAAAGGAATGTGAACAGTACTATAATGAATATTACAATTATATCTACTGTGAGACACTTGAAGATGACTCTAAGAGACTTACTTATGAGCCGGCTGGCGAATCAATGCATATGGTGCTTGTAAGAGATGATGGCTCATGGATTCAGCCAAGAACCATGATGCACTGTTTTAATGTTATTCATCACAAGCTTGGCTTCACTGAGCTTGATTTCCATTCTCTCAGGCATACACACGCTTCTAATTTACTTGCCAAAGGAGCTGATGTTAAATATGTACAAGAGCGTCTGGGACATAAAAATGTAGCAACCACTCTTGATATATACGCCCATGTCACAGAAACCATGCGTGAGCGCAACAAGGACATATTAAATAC